GGAGCCGTCGCCGTAGCCGTCGCCGTAGCCGGAGCCGGAGCCGGAGCCGGAGCCGGAGCCGTCGCCGTAGCCGGAGCCGTCGCCGTAGCCGTCGCCGTAGCCGGAGCCGGAGCCGGAGCCGGAGCCGTGGCCTACCGCGCCCATGGTGATGTTTCCCACGCCGCGATAGCCTCGGCTGTTACCTCAACGACAGAGGTTACCTTTCGCAGCTCGATGTCTGCTGGCGGCCCGATCCGGCAGCCCGCGCTTGGCCCGGAATGCGCCAGGCCCAGATAGCCCCGCATGTCGGTGCTCCAATAGATGCAGTTGCGCGCGCGACTCAACTTGATCGTGTCGCCATCCGTGTGCGTCGCGTAGCCGAAAAACACACCACGATACTCCGTGGTGACCAACACTGCTCGTTCCTTCGTCTTCATCGGTTCTCCCTTCCGTTCAGCGATTCGTTTGTGGTACGCGCGGCCGACGCTTCAACGGTCCAACGCCCGAAGCGTGCGCCTATTTCAATCAGTAACGGCATGTCCGCGCGCCTCACGCTCCAGAACCTCGCGCGCCCATTTTGCTACCGACTTGTCTGCTCGACGCGCGGCGCGAACAAACCGCGAGCGCTGCGCGTCGGAATCACACGCAATCGTGATCTTCGGTATCTTTGCTTTGTGTGTGGTTGGGTTGTCCATGAGCCTTTCTTCCTCTTTTTTCTGCACTTTGTCAATAGGCTCTATTGCATTCGTCTCGACATTATGGGACAAGCGGCTTGTGTCCGTCTACCGTGATGTTAAAAGTCAGCGGTTCCGCTACCACTTTGAGGCTGCGGGTAGACGGTACAGCAAGCGTGGGTTCCCCTCAAAACGGTTGGCGCGCGATGCCGAGCACGCGCACCGTAGGCGGCTCGCGCTTGGCCTGCTAGATACATATCCAACCTTCGGCGACCTTGTGGCCGCCTTTTTGTCTACCTCAGAACGCACCAAGTCCGAAGATTGGACGTATCAGCTCCGGGTTAAACTGCATCGTGGGTTCGCTAGCCTCTGGCTTTTGGCGCCGCGTGAGATTACGACGGGTCATGTGGATTGGTGTCTCACGGACCTAGCAGCAGATGGGCGATCGGCTCGAAGCCTGAATGAGTATTTGAAGGTCTCGAAGGCCGTCTTTAACTATGCGCTGAAAGCACAGGCCGTCGACAGTAACCCGGCCGCACGGATCTCCAAGGTGCCCGAGCCCGAGACGCAGATAGATCCCATCCCCAAGGCGGATCTGCAGAAGCTCATCTTGGGAGCGGACGCGGCATTGGGGGCCCTCCTCACCGTGCAGTCGCAGACCGGAGCGCGGTTCGTCGAAATGGCCCGCCTCAAGGTCGCCGAGGTCTTCCTCGACGGGGACCGGCCGTTCTGCCTGCTGACGACGCGGAAAAATGTCGGCGGCCACGAGCGGAAGCGTCCACAACCACTCACACAACTGGCCGTCTCTGCGCTGGTTCCACTCCTCTCTGGGCGAGAGTACGTCTTTCGAGGCGTCGCCGGCGGCCGACTCAATTACGACTCAGAGCTGCACCGGCTGCACGACCTTTGCCGGCGGCTCGGACTAACGCGATACTCGTTCCACCAGGTGAGGCACTGGGCGGGATACGTGGCCACCGCCGGCGGGGGAAGCCGGAAGGCGATCGGCATGTTTTTGGGTCACACCAATGCCGGCGCCACGGAGCGCTACATGCACGCGATCGATCCCGAGGTTTGGGAGGTGGCGCGCCGCTTGGAGCGGGAAATGGCCGATATTATTGATCAACACGCAACAAAAACCGCATCAGGGATCCGATGAATGGCGACAGGACGCCGGCACTACTTCTTCGTTGCGGATTCGATCGGCCATGAGCCGTGGACAAACTGCCAGCTTGCGGTCTTCATTCGCCTAGCCGCCCATCTCCATGAGCGGTGGGCTCGCGACGGCTTGAGCCCTGAGCAAGCCAACGAGTGTACCCTCGCTCATGGAGACCTGTTCCGCATTGCCGCCGACCCTGGCGCGCGGATTATTGACGCCGTGGATAACGTGCTGTCGCTCGCCCAACTGGTTACTCTCCACGTCTCAATCAACGGGGTTGCAATAGCAGTCCCCCCCCTCGATCCATGCCTCAACGTCGCCGAGTCGAAGCAGCAACGTCGCCGAGTCCTCACCGAAACGCTACATATTCGCGGCCGCAACTGGTTCAAGACCTTACATATTCGATGGCCTAAGTTCGCGGAATTCCAATATATCGCTTCCCGACGGACGCCCGACACACGCCCGACGGACGCCCCCTCCGGTCCTGGTCCTGGTCCTGGTCCTAAAGAGAAGAGTACTTCGTACTCTAAGAGAAATGGGGATGTGCCACCCAAAACAAAGGGAACCCGGAAGGCTCCCGAAGATCTCGACCTTACCGAAGAACGCCTGCAATTCGCTACCGCTGAAGGAATGTACGTTCAAGAGGCGGAACGGGAGTTCGACAAGATGTGCGATCACACCTTCACAACAACCCGGTCGGACTGGGATGGCGTCTGGCGCAACTGGGTCCGGGAAGCGATTGACCGCAAAAAGCGGCGGGAGGGAGCACAACGGAAATGACAATGCCACGACGTCGACGTACTACCGACACCTCGAGCGCTCAACCCGGCCGCTGCTCCACCTGTGGCGAGCAGATGCCGGCAGAGTTCTGGTATGGCTCAGGCCCAGCGCCGCCCCCTGTCCACTGCACCGGATCGCGCGTGGGTTGGCTCAAGCCAGAGGTCCCGACACCCCACCATGGCCGCCTCCAGCATCCGGATTGCTGGCACTGTCACCAAACCATGGGTTGCGACCAGTGCGTGGGCCGGCCGCGGGAGGCACTGTGCTCGCGCTGTGCCGTCTGGATCTATCCGCTCGGACTCGCCAGCCAGGGGCCGATGATCAACACCGAGCAGGGCAGACACCGCCGCGGCGGACTCCGAGCCCCCGAGATGCACGAGTACCCTGCCGACTTCCAGGCTGCCTACCGCCGAGAGCATGCCCAGTGTGCCGCCGATTGCTGGTGCCATGGCGCCCGCGGTGTCAACCTGGCGGCATTGCTCGATACCGTGGCGCAAACCATGCCCTCCCTCGTAGATCTCGACGACCAGATAGCCACCGATCTCCGGCGCCGCGCGCTGCACGGCCAACTCGATCTCATCGGCGCGGCCACACACGCAAACGGCGCCCCATGATGGCGGCGCCGCTTGGTAACGAGGAAGGTGACAGGATGTTGCTACCGTTTGGCCATCCTGGCGCGCCGTGGGCGGTCCCAGTAGGGCGAACGACAGCGCGCACATGTCCGTGGCAGCTCCGGCCCGCGCGCTTGCCAGACGTGCCCGCAGCGCTGGCACGTGCACTCGGTGATGCTTACCTGGATGGTGCGCGTGGCGCTCATGGTCGCACCTGTCACCGTCCGGTTGCCGTGCGTGCCTGAACGCACACGACACAGCAGCATGTGGGCACCGTGCCGAAATGCACAGCGGTGGCGTGCCAGATATTGACGTGCTCAGTGGTATTGTGCGCGATCTGAGCGATGGCGCGGCAGGTCGCCTCATGCTCTACTTCCGTGCCCGGCCGGCAGGTGACGTAGCATGCGGCGAGGTAGAGTTTGCCGTCGAACGTGGTGGTATCTGCCATCCGATATTTGTCTGCCCAGTGAGTCATAATTTCTCTCTCCCCCGCCGGTCCTGTCAGCGTCCGGCTGCCGTGCGCTTTGCCTCCATGCCGCCAGCTATACGCTTCTGATGTGCGGCTGTCAATACCACGCATGCAAAGAAAGCAGAAACATCAATGCCAGCCTGCGAAAATAGTTGCCGCCGCTTGACAAGTCACGTGGTTAAACTTGACAAGTAGCGCAGTCAAACACACGCCTCCACACTCAGCGCTTGCGCGCCGCCGGCTTCGCCGCAGTCAAAGCCGCTGCCTCCTGCCGCCACCGGAAAGGCCGCAACCCCAGCCGCGCCGCCCGTGCCCGCCGGTGAGCCCACCGCGCCGCGTAGTCGATGCCCCGCTCTTCGCTCGGTTCGCCAGCATGCCGAGCCAGTGTCATCAACACCGTGCCCCTGCCGATCGCAGTCAGCCGGAGCTCGTCCCCCTCCTCGAAGCCTGCCGCCGCTAATACTTCCCCCTCTACCTCTACCCGTAATCGCTCCCCCTCTACCCGTCCACCACGCCATCGGTGCCGCCGTCTTACCCGAGCTCGTGCTTGCTGCCTGTCCACACCCAAGCCACTAAGCCGGCCTTCCAGCAAGGTCAAGACCCTGCCGCCAGCCGGCCGCCGCGGTGGGGAGACAGAAGGGCAGAGCCAGTGAGGAGCCGCACCACGAACCGCACCACGAACCGAGAAAACGCAGAGCCTGTCCGTAGTACCGACACGCCTATACAGCGTCTGGGTAACCTCGAGGCTTCAGCCTGAGACTCCCCAAGAGGGTCTCTGCCCAAGGAGACATTGGGGCACCCCCGGTGGTCCCGATTGACTAAGGGACCCATGCGGGGTGCGCGGGGCCTAAATTTCCAACGATTTAGTTGGGAGGATTTACAAGCGAGAAGAGGGAAGCTCGGACCATCTCCGAACGAAGTACCCCCTTCAAGAGAGATGCGAAAAACGAGAAGTAGCCGAGAATGGAGCGGGCCTCGGTGCCCGGCTGGACTATTGGTTTCCCCGCGGGAGACTGCGTCTTGCGACGAGTGTAGCCCGTTCTGCCCTTGGCATACGACGAGGGTGTCCAGCGGGAAGGTTCATACCGGCGGCGCTCATTACTCGCACCGGCTCGCGTCGGGGGTTCTGCTGCTCGCAGTTATCACCGCACCGCGCCTCCCGCGTTGTCTGGAACCTTTTGGTGGTCGGGCACAGGCCCCACACCGGACCTTGCGCGTTTGAGTGCTCCACTGTGCTGACTCGCCCCGGTCAATCCACTCGTTGCAACGCAAGCAGCGAGCGGGGAAGTTAACCGCGATCCAGCGAAGACTCATGGCCTATCACTGCCAAAGCAAACGGCCCCTCGGTTTCCCGGGGAGCCGTCTGCTGGTGTCGTCGAAAGGATTGGGGGGCCAGCCGACAACGTTTGCGAATTTCTGTGAGCTGACCCACCCATACCGTCGCATTTACACGGGTACGAATGTCTTGTCAAGCCCCCCATGTCTGAAGAGGTTCTCGAATGTCCAGTGAGAGGTGCGAAATGATCGTTGGCGTCCGATGAAGTTTCACGTGGCAGAGACGGCAGAGCCAGCGGACGTGCAACGGGCGATCGTAATCGTCATGATGCATCTGTGACTCCTGAGACTGGCAGTGCTCACACGGTTGCCGCAGCAATTTTCCCCGCCGGCGATAGACGCCAGCGTAGCACCTCGCGTAGGCTTTGTGCCGCTGTTCTGGCCTCAATCGGTGCGTCTGACGCCAAACCCGCATGTAAGCGTTATGGCACGGCACACACCATCGTTGAGCTTTCCCGCGTGGTTGGATGCTGCAATGAGTACAGAGTGTCGGCATGGTCCAAACGGTAGCATGGCTGTCCCACCACTGACAGAGATGACTACATGGCGACGGAGATGGCGAGCGCTTGACGCAGATGTCCGAGTAGAGTACTGGGTGGGTGTCATGTTGGTACGGCTGACTAAGTTAGCGAAAGGGGGTTAGGTGACGTCATGAGACGAGTTGTGGTGTTGGCGATGATGGTGTTGCTGGCGGGTTGTGGGTCGGTGGTCTCCTCGCCGACGCCGCAAGACACGGCGCTGCGCAGCGTGGCGGCGGTCAAGCTGTCGTTGACGGCGGCGTACACGATGACCGAAGACCTGATTCTGGCGGGTCGCTTGGACATCGGGCAGGCGCGCGATATCTACGGCAATCTGGAACGCGCGCAACGGGCGCTGGCCACAGCGGAGGCGCTGGTGGCGAAGGATCCGGCTTCCGCGCAAGTCTACATCGCCACCGTCTTACAGATTGCGACGGACATTCTGGCGGATCTGAATCAACGCAAACTCGCGCCGCCATCGGCCGTGAGTGTGTTCCCGAGAATTCATATTGACAGCAGTGCAGGAGGTGCCGCATGAACGTCGCCGGAATCGTGCAACTCATTTTGACGCTGGTCACTCAGTTACTGCCGCTCGCTGAGCAGCTTCGCAAGCTGGCCGTGACAACCACCGTTGCGCCTGAACAGATGGCGGCGATTGATGCGCAACTGAAGATTGCGCACGATCGGCTAGGCGCGTTGATCGGCGCGGGACAGGCGACGAATGGTTGAGCCTGAAGTAGACCCCCAGGCGAATGTCGTACCGACAATCACTCGGGTCAGGGCCCTATTTCATAACCTACTTACCGATCCCAACGCCTTCGCTCTGCCGGAGAATTCAGTGCGTGCCTTAATCGCATTCGTGGTGATCGGCGGGATGCTCTGGATGCAGTGGCATTCACCGAAAGAGGGTGCTGTTCCCGCCGCGCTCGTCTCTGCTGCCGGCTTGGCGACAGGTTTTTACCTGACCGGCTCCGCATCGGCGACCATGAAGGGCCTGCTGTCCATGCTCTATGTCGGCGCCTTTGTGGCTTTCCTGTTGTGTTTCAACTGGGTCCCGGAGTCGATCAACTCGCAGGTGACGACCGTCATCGGCATCTACTACGGCGCGAAACTGTTGCGCGAAGATCCGGCCATCACACCGTCATCCTAAGATGGGCTACTACCGCGGCGGGCTGACGGTGCGGGCCCTGATCGAACGTTTGGGGCAGGAGGAGGGCTTATACTTCGGCACCGATCCATACCACCCCGCTCTCAACGGCTTTCAGGTTCAGCGCGTGCTCGGTGGCCTCGGCAAGTACATGCGGCGCCACCCCGATCATATCCTCCGCGTAGTCGATGCGATTCTCTCCACTGCCGGACAAGACGAATGTCCAACCGGAAAACCCCAAAAGCGGCAGCGCGCGGCCTGACACTTACCGAAGGTCGGCAACTTGCGCTCGTCCGGTCGCGTCCCGATCTACCGAAGATCATGGCGCTGCGACTGCGGCTGCTGGACCGGCTCGAATCTGACTTCGATTGGATCTATGAGCAACTCAAAGAGGGAATCCGTGAGGCGACGAAGGACACCGAGCCACGTACCCGGCTGATCATCCGCCTACTCGACTCGCTTTTGCCGGCACAACGTGAGATCGTTCAGCAACCCGACCAAGCTGCGGCGCCGACTGGAGGCACCACCATCAAAATTTACAACGTGAACCGTGGCACAGAACAAGCTCGACAAGAAGCTATCGAGGTCAAGACCGAACGCCAGCGCGTTGCCAACCGAGCTGCGTGAGTACCGGCCACACCCTTCGGTAGTGCCCTTCCACGAATCACACGCTCAGGTGAAAGCGTTGTGCGGCCCCGTCGGGTCTGGCAAGTCGTCGGCGGCAGCCTTCGAGTTCTTCTTCCTATGCACCGAGAGCGTCGTGCCGGTGCGCGGCCTCGTCGTGCGCGAATCGTATCGCCAGTTGCACGACTCGACCGAACGCACTATCCGTGAATGGTTCGGGGGTTGCAGCCACTACAACAAGGGTGACGAACGGCTCAAGATCACGATCCCGAGCTTTGCCGGCGACATGATGACTCACGAACTTGACTTCCGGCATTGCCGGCGGCCGGAAGAGGTGAGCAATCTGCTGTCAACTGAGTACGCTTTCATCTGGTTGGAAGAACCCGTACCCGCCTACCAGTCCGAGGGAGGTGTAATCGGTGCGGGCCTTCCCCAGGAGTTGTTCAAGACCGCGATGATGCGCCAACGTCAGCGCGACATGCACCGATTGGAGATAGTGTTGACCTTCAACCCGCCCTCTGGGTTCCACTGGGTGTACGACACCTTCTTCAAGCCGAAGCCAGAGGAACTGGCATCCATGGATTATGCCCTGTTCCGCTGTCCGCCGTTTGAAAACGCGGTCCACCTACCGCCTGGCTACTACGACCGCTTGCTGGCGACTCTCGGAGAGGAGCTCGCGCGCCGTTTTGTGCTGGGAGAGGTCGTTACCATCTACCCTGGGCAGCGCGTCTACACGCAGTTCTATGAACAGCACCATTTCGTCGAAGCGTTGAAACCATTGGCGACGGTGCCGCTGATCTTGATGTTCGATTTTGGTCTCACGCCCTGCTGCTTGATCGGGCAGACCCTGCCAAATGGCCGTTTCCAGATTTACAAGGAGTTGCAGATGTGGTCGGCCGGCATCGAGCGCCTAGGCGACGAATTACACGAGTTGTTGAAGGCGGATTTCTCGGTTTTCTCGAAGTGGCGTGGCTGGGCCGACCCCGCGGGTAAGGCGCGCATGCAGACGGACGAGAAAACCTGCTTTCAGATTCTCGCCGCCAAGGGTTTTCCGGTACAGCCCGGGGCAGAGGACCTACGATCACGCTTCGAGGCGGTGGACCAGCGCTGCAATCGCATGATCGACGGCGGGCCCGCCATCCTGATCGACCGCAACGGTTGTCCGATCCTCATGGAGGGCCTTCTGGGTGGCTATCGCTATCCGAAGTCCACCGATGGGCGACTCGCTAGGGCGCCGTTGAAGAACAAATTCTCGCATCTATGCAACGCGCTCGAATATGGGTGCAGCGGCGAATTTTCGGTGACCAGTGGCGAAGCCAAACAGCTCACCAAGCCGGAACGCCTACCCGTCTTCGACCCCTTTGCCCGGCCACGACGCGCCAGCGGCCGACGGACGTGGATGAGCAACTAACAGAAATCCTTGCGGCTAAGGGTTTGACAGTCCATGTGGTATTGCATGGGCGTCGAAGCCTCGCAGCGCCAGTTTGGCTATCAACCTTCCGTCGTGACTGGCGGCGCAACGTCGAGGACGCAAGACGAAGAGGGCGCCGATACTCCTGACGGGCGGCGAAAGTTTGTCGCTCAGGTACACGAGTGGTATCGCAACTCCGCGCGGACCACGCAGACTTGGCGCACACGAGCGATCGAAAGTTACCAGTTTGCGGGCAACGAGCAGTGGGATCAAGATGACCTCAGCACGCTCGACAACGCAACCGTGCAACGCCCGCACCTGGTGATCAACAAAATTCTCAGCCCGATACTCCTCCTGGCTGGCATGCAGCGTCAAGCGCGCACCCAGGCCACGTTGCTGCCCTTCTCTGGGCAGAACCCACGCGGTGCGGAACTCATGAGCCTCTTGCTGAAGTACGTGAGCAAACAGAGCCACGAGCGGAAGAAGGACTCACGCATCTTTCTCGACAAAATCATCACCGGCCTGGGCTACTGGAAGATCGTCATGGATTATGAGGTAGAACCTGACGGCCGGCCGGACTGGACTCGCGCGCATCCGCTGTCGATCTACGCCGATCCCAACTGGTTTGATCAGGAGTGGTCCGACGCGGAGTACGTGATTCATGCAACGTGGTTTACGCGACCCAAGGCGCAAGATCGCTGGTCAATGTACCATGAGGAGATAGCGAAACAGTTTGGTGAATGGCTGACCGAGGGAGGTGTCGTCATAGGCAACAACGGCGGCACGGCAGAGAGCGCAGGGGATTCATGGTCTGGCGAGCGCCTATTTTGGGACCCAGACACGCAGCGTATTCGCGTGCTAGAGACCTGGTACAAGCGACGTGTCACCGTCACCGTTGCTCGCAACTCCATCGACGGCCAAATCGAGGGTGATCAAGATCGCGTCAAGTCACTGCGTGACCGCGCTCGACGCTACCCGGCAGAGACGGAGCACTTCCAGTTCATCGAACGGCCAGTCACGCAGATACGGGTGGCGACCGTTTTGAATGACCTGCTCCTGTCCGACGAGTCGAGCCCATTCGACGAAGCGCAGTTCCCTATATTCCCAGCGACCGCCTACTACTTCTGGCAGAATCCGTTTGGCATTGTCGAACCACTGAAGGATCCGCAGCGCCAGAAGAACAAGACCCGCTCGACGACGGTTGAGATCATTCACCGCATGCCCATATCTGGGTTTTTCAACCGTAAGATCGGCGGCGCCAAGACCGAAGACATCGAAAACTTCGCCAATGGCAGTGGAGCGCAGATTCCCTACGAGGACATCATGCCCACGGCGATCAAGCCTCCCGAGTTACCGCAGACGCTCGTCTTCCTCGATCAGAAATGCGATCAGGAAATGGCCGAGATAATCAGCACGCGCGCCCTCGCACCAGCCGCGCCCGGTTACACGACCTCCGCCAAGCACGTCGAAGCGATCCAGCGCCCCGGCGTGGTTTCCCAGGAGCCTTTGATCGATTCCTTCCGCGACGACAAGGAACCGGCGATCAAGTTCATGGTGAAGGCAATCCAACAGTACATGCCCGTCTCGAAGGCGATCCGCATTCTCGGCACAATGGCGGCACGCGACAAGACCGGACAGGTGCAAGGGATGCTGACAAGCGTCGGCGACGACGTACAAACGATCCTTCAGGATGCGATGCTCGCCGAGTACGACACCGTGATTGACGACACGAAGCCGTGGGAGCCGAGCCTGCGTATGACGATGTTCAACACGCTGCGCGAGATTGCCCGCGAATATCCCGGCTTCATTCCACCCGAGGTGCTCATCTCTCGCGGCCAAGAGGCTGGCATCATCGACGAGGACGACGCGGCAAAAATTCTCGCTTTTGCGAATGCCAGGATACAGGCGGAAATGGGGGGCGGAATGCCTCCTCCGCCATCGGCACCATCAACTCCCACATCATGAAAGTGACAGAAATCCTTGCGCACGACAAAAACTTGGCCATACCTAACACCATGAGCCTGCGACTCCCGCTCTGTTACCCAGGAACCACAATCCCGCTGCTTCGCGGTGGGGCTCCAGAGGACGGCAGTACGCCGGCGGCATCCGGAACGGAAGGCGGGACAGAAACTCCCCCCGAACCAACTATTGAATTCGACTTTCCTCCCGAGGGCAGCTCGGAACCCGCTACGGCAGAGGGCGTAACTGGTCCTCCTCCCTCATCTGCTCCAGGTCCCGTGGCTGCCCCGTCTCCTGCTCCATTCAGCCCGCAAGATCTTCAGGCGCAAAATCAGCAACTGACGCGACTCGTCAACGAAATGCGGTCGCAGTTTGCGCCGCTCATCGACGAACGGAGCCGGCGCCTGAATGAAGCGGCTGCCAAGCCGCCGATCGACATCGAGCGACTGAAGTCCGGTGAAGCAACCGCCGAGGAATTGTTGCAGTACAATCAGTGGATGATCGAGCGCGGTTTCGGCGATCTGCGCATGCAGCTCTCGCAAGAGGCGCGGCGTGCATCTTCGGAGGCCGAAGCGCGCGGCCAGTTCAGCGCGACAGCGTTTCCCGGCGGCCTGGATTACGACAGCCTCCGCACCAAACATCTCGAGCCCGCATACCAGACGAATCCAGCTTTGCGCTCTGCCGTTGCGATGCTCCACCCCGACAACCCGGCAGTGGCGGAGATGTACAGCGCGGCCTTTCTTGAATTGCGCAGTCGCCACAAGGGCAACGACGTCGCGGCCCTGAAGGCAATCTTCGACGCGGCGGGAACTGCAGCCGATGCCCAGCAGGACGTGACGCACAAGATCCAGCAGGCGGCCGAGCGCGGCGCCTCGCAGATACTGCGTGAGGCAGGGCCGGGCACGAAGCGCATCAAGGTAGACTCCGAAGCAATCTGGAACATGAACGACACGGAATTCAAAGAATTTGAGCGGCGCCATGGTAGTGGCGCTTGAGAGGTGAAAGATGGGCGTATTGACAGATACTGGTGTAATCCCCCCGGTGGTACAGACCTACTTCGACCGCAAGCTCCTCGCGCGGGCTTTGCCGTTGCTGGTACATTCGCGCGTGGCGGAGCGGCGATCGCTCAAGCAAAAGAGCGGGAACACCATCGTCTTCCGCCGGCTGGAGCCGCTTGGCCTGGCGACTGTGCCACTGGTCGAGGGCGTACCCCCGAGTGGGAAAAAGGTCAGTCACACCGACATTAACGTGCGCATCCAGCAATACGGCGACTATGTGACGGTGGCTGACTTGATCAAGGCCACCATCGATCACCCGTTGCTCAACGACTACAGCAAGCTCCTAGGCGAGCAGGCGGCACAAACCATCGACGTGCTGATGCGCGAAGAGGCCAACGCTGGAACCAACGTTTTCTACGGCGGCACAGCGGCGAGCCGAGCACAGTTGACCACGACAACCCACAAGGTTGACGCGGGGCTGCTTGACCGGATGATCAACGCTCTGTTCAATGCCAACGCCTCGCGCTTCACGGAAATGGTCACAGCCGGCGTGAAGGTTTCGACAGTGGGTATCCGCCCGGCCTTCTGGGTCATCACGCACCCCGACGTGGTGCGGACCCTGGAAGGCTTGACCGAGTACACCCCGGTCGTGGAGTACGCGAGCCAAGGCCCGGTGATGGAAGCCGAAGTGGGCGCCTGGCGCGAACTGCGATTCCTCGCTTCTAGTGGCGGGACCGGAGACGCGCAGGGCGGCGCGAAGGTCTTCCGCGGCGGCGGCGGCACGGTCAGTGGCGATGTGAAATCGACCTCCGGCAACGCCGACGTTTACAGCATCCTGGCGTTTGCCGAGGGGGCGATCGCGGCGGTGCCCCTGGAGGGCATGTCGTTGGAGAACATCATCAAGCCGATCGGGTCTGGGGGTCCGAGCGATCCTCTGAACCAGATTGGCACCTCCGGTTGGAAGCACACCGGAGCACGCCGGCGCCTGAATGAAACCTTCATGGTGCGCGGCGAAGTCACAGCGGCCCTGAAGACCGCGTAAGGAGAAGGTCCCATGTTGATCAGCGACATTGCCATCGCACAGTTCAAGTCCAAGGCCAGCTCGGCCGGCATCGTCAACGTGATGTTCGGTTTCGAGCCGGACTTCGCCATCATCATCGAGGATCACGGCGGGACTAACCCACTGTTCCGCTACTGGGCCAACAATGCCTCGTTTAGCCAGTGGGCGCTGTTGCTGGGGCTGCTCCATACGGGCAGCAGTGGCATCATGACCCGTGACACCTCCAGCATCGGTCTCTATGCCGGCGGCGACCGCATCACCTACGATGCCGCGAACCAGCGCTACCTGAACGGCGTCGATACGAGTGAGGCAGGACCGGAAACGGGCGACAGCGATCCGAAGCATGTGAGCATGGTCGGGTTGCCAGTAGGCGAAGCCGACACTGTGAACCAGATCCCGTTCACGACCCAAGCGGGCCTTGCCATTCCTGCCGACCATCAGGTCGCCAGCGGGTACAACCTGGTGATCGCGTTCCGCGGCAACCGCTGAGCCTATGGCCAAGCCTGACAAAGCAGGGGGCCTCCCATCTGGGGCACCCTTCGATCTCAACAAACCGCTGGGCGAGATCATCGCCGAGATACAGGCGGAAGATCGGAAGCTCGACGGGCCGATGGACCAGTACGTCGGGGCAACCCCTGCCCAGATCGAAGAACGTGAGGCGCTCGCCGACGCACAGGCACCGCCACCGGAAGATCCGACTTCCAGACTGGAACGCAAGATCAAACTCCTCGAGGAGCAGTTGGCCGAGAATATGGAACTGGTCCAGAAGATAGCGAAAGATAGGGGCGGCTATTCTGCCGTTGCGCGCGAAGTCGCGCTGATTCAGGCGGCTATGGAGCGGCGGAGCACCTACGATCGCATTCGCACCAAAGGCGGACTGTGCACAGTGCTCATCCATACGCACGAGGATCCCGCCCAAAATTGGCCGGTACCCCTCGGAGTAAACGGCAATCTTCTCATTGTGCGGCGCGGCGATGCCACTGTGCTTCCGGTTGAACATCTCGAAGTCCTCGACAACGCGGTCTATGATGTATGGACCAAGGAACTCGATGTCGACGAGAACCCGCGCCTCGTCCACTATCAGCGCCTCTCGTACCCTTACAGCCTCCTGGACGAACAGCCGGCGGCGGTCGACGTACCGCGCGTGGCGGCGTGAGGGTGACGTGCGTGAAAAACATCGCATGCCTCAGCCGCCGATGGCTGACAAGGCCATGGCCAAAGCGCACGCGCATTTTGCCCAGGGCTGTGGTGAGATCGCCAAAGAGTTGAGCTGCAACCCTGCCGTCTCCAAAAAGCAGCGGCGCTACATGGGCGCCGCCTACGGGCGCGCGAAAGCCGGACACCCCCAGGCTGGAGATCCGAAGATGCCCATCAAGAAACTCCGTGAGTTCGCCAGCAAGACGGTCGTTGTCTGTTTTCTCAGCCTCATTGCGGCTGGTGCCGCCCTTGGGCAGACCGAGACGCCAACCGAAACGCCGACCGAAACGCCAACCGTAACGCCAACGCACACCGCGACACCGACGTTCACGCCGACCCTGACCTTCACGCCCACGCATACCTTCACCCCGACCGAAACGCCCACGCGCACCTTCACCCCGACCGTTACGCCAACTCCCACTGCGTTGTGCCGTGGTGTTGCCGGTGTGGGTAGCCGCACCACGAAATACCTGATGAACGCCACCGCCAGTGGAGTAGGCGCGCCCTCTGGTCGCTGGCTCCTGGAGCTGCGTAGTACGGACACGTCGGGGAATCTGCTTTGTGGTCCTGTCGCAAGCGCGGAAGCCGATTGGGTGCCCGTGATCGCCAGCTCGCCACTGCGCTTCGGCGTCGACAACGGTTACAAGGGTCGATCGACGGCAGAACAACCGTTCCAGTGTGTTGGAAGCGCTACGCCGATCCCCGTGTGGGTTGTGGAGCAAGGTGAGTTGCCGAACTGCTTCACGCCGACTCCGACGGCAGGGCCGGCAAAGACACGCACTCCGTGGCCAACGAACGCGCCGACGCCCACCTGGACGCACACGCCAACGACGGTTCCGACGCCGACACCGACACCGACTAGGACACCGACACAATCACCGAGCCCGACGCCAACGTAAGAAGACAGCGTGCCGCTGGTGGACCGGGCGCGTTCCCCGTGCGCTTCGGAGGCCATCCATCAGCGGTGCGTGCATAGACGGGGCACGCTGCGACGGGGAGTGGCACGCGGAGTGACAATGACAGCATTCATTCGACGACTCATTGGGGTTGCGTGTGCGGCCCTTCTCGTGATGACGGTGGCGGTGCCGAGGGCATGGGCTGCACCTAGCTTTGTATATATACAAGGCGGACAAGCAGAGTATGGTACAACGACTCCGTGTGCGGCAAATGCTGCATCACCAGGTACAAATGGTCAACCATACACCGTGGCAGATTGCACGACGACAACTGCGGATACGGTGTATTTCCATTTCAATGTGCAGAACGACTATAGCGCGGCAAACTCTGCTTCATACCTGTATGTTGTCGTCGAGTATATGCCGGAAACAGATAACACTTCGGGACATGTCGCTTGCTGGCAAACGTCCATCACAAGCTGGCCGGTATCGTATGGGGGCCAGAACTATCGTACGACTTCTCTTGGCGCCTTAGGAGTCGGAACAAACGTAACGGAACAGACGTGGGGGCAATACAATCCCACAGATACAATTATTGCAGTACCTGAAAATATCGTTGATGCACATACAGGGTCTGCATGTGCTAGTACGACATGCCAAGGCGCCCAGGCAACACTCAAACTCAAGCGTATCGCATGTGGTGGTAATGAGGTTACTGGAGCTATTGGTATACTCAGCACGACCATTCGTTACTCGAACTAGCCGCACGGCCCGCGCCATGTACGAGCATCGCTCATGCGCCGTTTGCGGCCTTCACCGAATGTAGCCCCCTTTCGCTCATTCGCCTGCCTGATGGTGTGCCTTGCTCTCCTCGGAGGGTGGGGTACGGTTGCGTCTGCCACGCAGGTCACAATCTACGGGAACGACACTGATGGTAGCATCACGGGAATAAGCACTATATATGCCACTGCGAGGTCAACTTCAGTCAACAGTCAAACCACCAGTGAGATTGCACAACTCGGCCAGCAAAAGTCAGGGAGTGTTTATTACGTCAGCAGGGTGTTCTTAGAGTTCCCCACCGGGGCGGCGATTCCTAGTGACGCCACCATCACCGAAGTGAAACTGGGAATGGTAATCGAGTCCACGTTACTCAATTACAATTTCATCGCACAGATCAAAGAATATGCCTGGAGTAGTCCTCTCACCTCTGGGAACCGTGAAGCCAACTATGATGGGTGTCTTGGCGCGACTGGAGCTACGACCTGGAAGGACACTACGACTGCTGATGTCAACACTATCTATGAATCGGATGTGCTGACAAATGAGTACGTAGCTAAAGGCTCGGGGAACACTCTTTACTGTTTGCTGTCTAATCGTGATGGTGCCAGTACAAGTCCGCCGGCGGGGGAATATATATACGTGTACCAGCAAGAGTCCAGCACCTCTGGGTATCGTCCGTATCTACTCGTCACGTACACGCAACCAACACCAACTATAACATTGACGCCAACCGTGACGCCAACACCGACGACGACCCCGACGCCTGACTTAACATCAACCACCACCCCAACCATTACGTCCACACCTACGGTGACGCCGACCCCGACACAAACCAGCACCAGAACTCCAGCACCGACCTACACTCCCAGCACGTGGTGCGCGGTGGGAACGTCGGCGAGTTTCGAGCTGAACACACCGTCCGATGACGGCACGCTGTACGCAGCTCAATCGTTTTCATACCCCAATTACTCGTGTAGTTCCGTCAGTACTACCACGACCCAAAACCAAGCTGGGCGCTATTTGAGTGACGGGTTATTCGAGCAACGGATGGCCATGATGCGGGTCGATACGACCCTACCGGATGGGATGTTGGTAGTAGCTGGTCGGTTGCGGCTGTATGGGGTCTCGACCGCCTGGGACGATGCTCGCAACGTAGATATCCGATACATGAATCCTAGCGACTGGCCGATTGATATATGGGACTGGACAAACGACGCATGGGGGCCTGTTGCTAATAACAGTACCGCCGTCACCTCTCTAAGTATCAATGCGTACAACAATTTCGCACTGTCCAATCTAGCATTGATCAACCCTGCTGGGTACACGGGGTTTGGCGTGTGGATAGACGGAGGCCAACCGACGGGTATCAATTGGTTTACGTGGAGAAGCGCTGATAATGCTCTCTATCGTCCTGTCCTCGAACTTTGCTACGCTCTTCCAACTCCGACTCCAACATCGACGCCCACACATACGCCCGCTCCACGCTTTGTCCCTCAGGTGCTCCTCGCGCCGTCAAATACCCCAACACCACTCGCCACAGCCACGTTGACATGGACGCCGACCAATACCCCAGTAAATACGAATACCCCCGCAAGCACAGCAACCCCTACGCAGACACCTACGCCAACAAGCACCCCAACGCAGACTCCTACGCGCACCACGACGCCGACTATTAGTGGATGCACTGGCGGGCAGACGGGCCTCACTGTGCCGATCACGGCGAGCACGGACGACAGCTTTGTATGGGCTACTTCGACGAACTACGCCGCGCCCGTCTGCCAGTACGCGGTCAACAACGACGTGCTCGAAGCGGCACGGTACGTCTCTGGTGGACAGTACTACTGGGTAATGAGCGCGATGCGCTTCGACACGAGCGTGATCCCTGTAGGGAAAGTCGTCGCGGCGGCATGGCTGCGTTATGACGTGAGCTTCGTTGCTTGGGATGGCGCAAACTCGTTGGTCGTCAAGACCTATGACCCAGCAAATTGGCCGATCAACTGTAGCGACTTCACCTCTACTCCCGCCGGCACAACTGCTTTTTCTACTGCGTTGTCTGCCTTGGGTACGGGTATTGAGCGCTCGTCATTCAGTCCAACCTTGATCAACACCACTGGTCATACAGGGTTCCGAGCATGGGTAGACGGAGGGCAGCCGACTAGTGATAACAACTACAACGATGTCTACATCTACAGCGCGGATTACCCGACGACGATGGCGAACACGAATGGCGAGGTATTGGAACTGTGCCTTTCAGACGCCACGCCGACACCTACACCGACAGTAACGCAAACGCCGACAATAACGCCAACCTTCACACCCACACCACCGTTCTTCATCAGTCCAACGCCTACACCAACGCCTACGAAGACTCCGAAACCGCGGTTTGTCGCGCAGGTGCTCATGGCTTATACGGCAACGCCAACATCCCCTCCTACGCTCACGGCAACGCCGACACGGACGTGGACGCCGACGAGGACGCCGACCGCGATACCGACTGCGACGAGGACGCCGACGCGGACTCCGACGGTGACACGTACCCCTGCGCCGAAGTTCCTGCCTCAAGTGCTCTTGGCGTTAACAGTAACGCCTACCTCGACGATTACCCCTACGGTCACGCAGACACCGACCGTTACGCAGACACCAACAGTGACTCCGACTGGATCAATTGCGGCGACCTCGACACCGACCGAAACTCCAACGCCAACTGTAACAGTCACACCGACGGTCACGCAGACTCCAACGCGAACCCCCGCGCCGAAGTTCGCGCTTCAGGTGCTCCTGGCGCCAGCCGCGACGCCCACCAGGACGAGCACCGCGACCCCAACAGCTACAGCTACCCCTCCTGCGACAGCAACGCCGACGGCGACTAAGACCGGAACCCCGCGCGCGCGATTCGTCCCTCAAGTGCTGGTGGCCAAAACCGACACGCCAACTGCGACACCGACCGTCACGGCGACACCAACCGAGACGCCAACCCCGGCGCCGACGATTACTCCCGGCGGCCCAACCCTCACGGCGACCACAACTCCGACCATCACGGCAACCCCAACCCTAACCGCAACCCCGACCCCGCCGTGTTTCGTCGTGTCGATCCCGATTGCCACCAGTGGCGATGATGGCATGGTGGGGAAGCGCGGCGGCACCTATCCGCCCACCGGGGCGACGGTCGTATGGACCGATGCCAACGTGAACCAGGTCGTCAACGACTTCTACCAGCAGGCCTACTGGAACACGGTGGCCGTAATGCGTTGGAACACGGCCATGCCATATCGTGCTCTTACAGCGACCCTCCATCTGACGATCGCGGGCATGAAAAACGCCGACGGCCAACTCCTCATGGGAGAGTGGCTTACCGATGGCTTGATCACCGCGAATGATTACGCTCTCGACATCGCAGATAGCGTCTTCGTGATGAGCATCTCCTACGCAAATGTTTTCCCCATCGCCATCAATTTCGCCCTTCCTACAGCCGGGGTAAACATGAGCGGCTACACGAAAATGCGGATCGGTGTCGTAGGGGATCGGCCAACCGGCCAAAATGAGGTCAATCTGTACGCCGTCGACGCGGATAACGCGCCGGTGCTCGACCTCTGCGTGGTGCCCCAATGAGCCACGCCGTTCTTCTACAACTCGATCTCGAGCAAGACGGTCGCCATGTCGCAGGCTACCCGATCGTCGCTGGCGTCACCGTGGACCACCTCAAAATCTTCCGCATGGCACGGACGCCAGACGGCATCTATGAGCCTCTGCCGGTCGATCCTCCGTTGACGGCGCCACAGATCCTCCTCCTTCGGACCGACCATGCTGCCCGCGTCCGGCTGGCGGGACAGCAAACTTCTAACATCCCCATCAACGGAGGCGGCATCTTGTTGGTGTTCGGCGGCGCGGCCGGCAGCAACCCCGATCCGGCTATCGTGGCCACGGTGCAGACGCACCTCGACGGGATCATCGGAGCCTAGGAAAATGACGCACTGGTTCCTACGACTGAGAATTAGAGAAGGGCTCAGGAATCTCGGCCTATCGCCGTATCTGCGCGCCATCGACGCAGAAGACTACGAGACCTTCGAACATCGCCTGGACGGGCCGACAGCACCAGAACAATGGGAATCGGTGCCCGTGCGAACGCTGGGGCTCGTCCGTGGCCTCATCCTAACTACGGACCAGGCCATCGCAGTGCGCGTCTACTGGCAGACAGGCCGGGCCATCAACCTCGACGCCGGCGGTATCATTGTGCTTTGGGACGTGAACATGCGTACCGTTACCCAGCCCGTGATCGAGGTACAGTATGCCGGCACCGACCCAGTGACACTCCAGGGTCTGCAAATCGGCCACGGACTCGAAGAGGAATTCACCGCATGACGACGAAGCGCGAGATTCTGTTGCAGGCCGGCCGCGAGCTTGGCGACACCAGCGACAATTTCATCGTTGACATCCTGGCCCCAGCCCTCGACTTCGTGCTGCGGGACCTGACCGCCTTCGAGTGCGTCGAAGCCGTGCGTACTACGGCGATGTTCCGTTTCCGCGAAGGCGTGACCGACTATGAGACGCGGGAAATCTGCCACCTGACGTCGCACTACCCGGCCGACATCGTGAGCCTCACCGTGTGGCCATGGGGGCTCAACTGGGGCCAGATCAAAAAGGCCGAGAACAACGACGAGTTTGAACGTGCCCGTCTCCAGGACTGGGACCCGGAGACCGGAGCTTCTCTCGCCCAACTCGGCCGTGTAACGCTTTGGCGTCTGTACCCCAATCACCACAACCTTCAGGTGCATCCGGCGGTCGACAGCACGCACGCAGACGAATGCGAGATCCTGTTCATTCGCCCGTGGCAGGCGATCGAACTCGACGAGGACGTGCTCGACTTGCAGGAAGAGGACATCGACTGCGCCATGCTCGGCGTGAAGTGCCGTGGCCAGTATTTCGCGGAGCAACTACAAGCCGACCGTCAACTGACCGAGATGAAGTATCAGGCGGCCAAAAAGCGCATGTGGGCTCGGCGCTGGGTGCGGCCCGGTCGTAGCCCCTATCGGTGAGCGTATGCAGCCGTGGCTCGATTTCTCCGACGGCCTCTGGATTCCCGGGGACCCAGACCAGGCAGCGCCTCAACCTGGCTTTGCCCTGCCGGCGAATGCACTCCTGAAGGCTGACAACCTCGAGTATCTCCCGAGCGGCGGCGTGCGTGGACGGCGCGGCCGGGTGCGACGCAGCATCGAGATTTTCGATGGGCAGCAGTTCGTTGGCATGCACCGGCATTACCCGCGGCAGGGCTCGATAAAACTCGGCCCGGTCGGCTCGTTCACGGCGACCGACTATGTTCAGTCTGGTTCCGCGATTACGTGGGCCAATACTGCAACCTTTAGCGTCAGTCAGCCCGTGAGCAGCACGCTCAATACGGGACAAATCAGCCGCATTCTTCGGGTGCGCGATTTCGGTTTTGCCCTGCCTGCAAATGCCGTCGTGACGGGGATTCAGGTCGATGTTATCCGATCGGCCACGGGCACGATTACAGATAGTTCGATGCGGTTGTTCTATCTGCTCGACGCTTTGACTGATGAAGACCGCGCGCGCGCAGGAATCTGGAACGCGGCGGCGACACAGGTCTCCTATGGCGGTCCTGGTGACACCTGGGGTCTTGTCTGGGATCCAGACGACATCAACACGGCTTTTGGGTGCGGTCTGGTTGTCACCGCTGGTGGTAATGGTTCCGTCGCCACGGTTTCTGCGGTGGCGATCACGGTCTATTACCTGGCGCCCGTGCAGCCCCCGGTCACACTGGTAGCAATGAATGTTGATGTCTTCGGCGCGCCACTACTCCAGCATGTGCAGCTTACGCCGTTGGGAACCTGGCAGACATTTCCTGGCTACCGACCATATCGCGCCGCGCGTCGCGTGCGCTTTGTGCCTTGGCCGGAGCAGGACGCGACGTTTTTGTTTGATGGACTGAACCCAGTCAGGCGGTACGACAGTCCGAGCCCGTCGACCTTACCCTTTGGCCAAATGTCACTGGTCGAGGCGGCGGTCGGCGGCATGGCTCCGCCTCCCGGTCCATACGCGGCGCTCTGGCAGTCCCGACTCTGGGCCACAACTCCGAGCGAGATCAATTTCAGCGTCTACGGTTCGGAGGTCAACGATCCAACCACATGGCGTGGCGATATTCAACTCTCCGTCAACGATCCAGATGGTGGGATCATCACCGGCTTAGTGCCGGTGGCCGGCAACGTGCCGCAACTGATCATCCTGAAGGATACCTGCCTGTTCTACTTCATCGGTGATCCGCTGAGTGGCGGACAACTCGTCCGTTATAGTCAACGCGGCTGCATAGCTCCTGACACGGTGCAACTCAGCCCGTGGGGGGTGATTTTCCTCGGCTCTGACGCCCTGTATCTGACTGATGGGCAGACCGAAAATCTACGCACGCTATCTGACCCTTTTCGCCCATTGTTTCGAGGACGAACCAGCACGGTGCGCTATCCCGACGCCGTTGGGATATACTACCCGAATGCCCGACAATACTGGCTGAAGCTGGACCCTGCGGACGCTGATGGCTACGTCCTGCACTTCCTCGGGGAAGGCGCATCGCCGAAGGTTGCCTGGTCGCATATGCCCGTGATGCCGCTACAGGCCGCATGCGTCTGGGGAGGGGGTCAAGACAATGGCGAGTTGTTAGTCGGCGGCGCCGATGGTTACGTGCGCCTGGCCGACAGCGGCAGCGTTGACGACGACGGAACGGTCGAAGGGCAGTTGATCCCCGTCCTGGTACGCACAGGAGCCCGGGTAATGGACGACCGCACGCCGGTCCTGCGAGAAGGCCGAATCAACTACGTGAAGCCGTCGCTTCGGTCGGCTGCCGCCATCACGGCCGCACTGCGCTACGACAGTGACGACAGTCGCGTTCTCGCGTTTAACGTCGCAGAGGCTGGGACGCTGGGCTTCCATAATCTTCGGGCCACGATCACGGATCAGGAGACGTTCGGTCGCGTGGTTGACGTGCAGATACTGAACGCCAGCGACGGGCCGGACTTCGAGTTGCACCGTGTGGCGCTCGACGCGACGTTCAGGACGGTGCGGCAATGGCGGTAAGGACACAGGGCAGCATCAAGATTCTGCAACTGGGCCGGTCCCGGTTCATGGTCGCCACCGAACTGCCATCGACAAATCCACTCGATTGGCTGCTGTTCGGCGTGGCGATCGCGGGAGCCAATGGGGTGGCCACAGAGTTCCTGTCTCCGGTCGCAGTGCGTCTGGACACTGCGGGCAGACCGCAGGCCGTACTCTTTCGCGGTGCGAGCGCCGACCTCTACGACGACAACGACCCGCCCGAGGCTGGGGCGTGGCACCTGCGCGCCGGGAATCCACAGACCATCGTGATGGGTTCGGTGCCGCAGGTTGGGGAGTATCTCGCATTTTTGTGGGCGGTGACGGAATGAAAATCTTGTTCGTGGCATTGTTGGCCGCGCTGGCGGCAGGCTGCACACGCGGCGATGCGGAGCAGTTCATCCCCTGCGACAAACTGAACCCGACGTGTTCCGTGTTCGCCCTGCCTACACCGATACCCTATGGCGTTCAGCTCTGCTTCCTGATGTCGGATGGCACATACTCCACCTGTGTGACACCATGACCCGCCAGCACGCCAGCGCGCGTCCACGGCTCGACGCGCTGCTCGTGCTGCTGACTGTGGTGGCGTGGTACGCGCTGCTGCTGATGCCCTCGATGGCGTGGGGGCAGACACCAACTCGCACCGCGACCCCAACCGCAACGCCTGCAACATTAGCAACGCCCCAAGCATGTAGTGCAGTAACATCATGGACGAATGTCACGGGTGTAAGTATATCAACTAATAACATCACCAAGACTGGCGCAGCGGGCTGGAACGCGGGGGCGTTCTCTACTGTCTCTATCGCTTCTGGCGATGGATTCATCGAAGCCCGTGCGGCAGTAGACACTACGCACGGCAGGGCTTGGGGGTTGTCGCTCGCAGACGATGCTGATTTCAATCCCAATTACATAGGGTGGGCAATCCAGCCGACAGGGAACACCACGGTTTGGATATATGAAAAGGTTGGCCCCGTATTGTTTCAGATATTAAATAGTTACAGTGCTGATGATAAATTCCGTGTACAGATTGTAGGCACTCAAGTACGGTATTATTATCAACCTGTATCAACGTCTACGTGGTATTTGCTTTATACATCAGGTACAAGCATTTCCTACCCGGTCTATGCAGATGTTTCACTCAATCACGCCTCCGGTCAGATTGCGGACATCTATCTGGAGCGAGGGACGTGTCCGACTGCGACTCCTACCACGACTCAGACGCCGACCGTGACGCCTACCCCGACCTACACGCCGACCGTGACGCCGACACCCACCCAGACGCCTACCAACACGCCGACGGTAACGCCGACACCGACGGACACGCCGACGGTAACCCCGACGCCTACGGACACGCCGACGGTAACCCCGACACCGACTCACACCCCCACACCTACCCGGATGCCCACGTCCACTCCGGCCATTGCGTGCGCGACGGGCACGCCGCTGAGCTTTGAGGTCGGGGATATGGATGACGATGGCTCGTTGACCGCTTACGGGTCCACATACGGCGGGCTGGCATGTTCTACCACAAATACTACCGGGGGGATCACGGGAGCGTACCGGAGTCATCCTGGGGATGTCGGGTTCGAGTGGTCGCAAGTAGAGTTTCTGGCACGTTTCGATACGACATTGACTGCGGGCTTAGGGGTGGTCGAAGGTCGTCTACGTTTGCGTGGATCTGGAAGCGTTATCGACGACCCGCCACGAAACGTACTGCTACGGTATTACGATTCAGCTCAGTGGCCGATCGACTGCGCCGATTGGGCATTGGATGCGACAGGGACAGCAGCCGGGACACTTGACGCTACGACGTGGAACACGACTGGATTCAATGATTTCTCGTTGTCGAATATCGCGTCGGTCAGTACGACTGGGTACACGGGTTTCCGACTATGGCTAGACGGGCCAGCGCCGCCGACTGTGAATAATTTCGTCAACTTCTATTCGACCAATTACAGGACGTTCGATGGCAGGCATCCGGTCCTAGAATTGTGTGCCGCTCCGCTGACACCAACGCCTACCCCGACGGAGACCCCGACAGTGACCCCTACCCCGACCTCGACCCCGACGGTGACGCCTACCCCGACGAACACGCCGACAGTGACGCCGACGCCCACGAACACGCCGACAGTGACGCCGACGCCGACGGAGACGCCGACGCCAACCGAGACGCCGACGGTGACGCCGACGGCGACCGAGACGCCGACGGTGACGCCGACGGCGACGGCCACGTTTTCTTCCACCCCTACAGTTACCGACACCCCGACCGTGACACCGACGCCTACCGAGACCCCCACGGTGACGCCAACGCCGACAGTAACCACCACGCCGACGGCAACATTGACACCTACCGAGACCCCGACTCATACGGCAACCGCAACAGTGACAAGCACCCCCACGGAAACTCCGACAATAACCCCAACAGCCACCCCGACGGCAACGCGCACCCCCACCCACACACCCACCGTCACGCAAACCCCTACGCCGGCAACAATCCTCGTCGATTGCCTACTGGCAGAAATCAATGTTGGCGGTATCAGGAAGATGGGGTGCATCCCGCCTGCGGTGCTCTGGACCACACCGGGGCCGTGATGGCGTGACAGAAATCCTTGCGTCGCGCCGGTGATGAATTCATATGTTTGTAAGGACACTCATGTCGAAATGCCACGCTTTCCCCTCGCCGATTACGCAGCGACCGAAGCGCTCCATGCGGATCCTCGTCTCAAGGCCGATCCGATCCTCATCGCGCACATGCTGGCGTGGTGCGACCGCCTCGGGCAGTTTTGGGAATTCGAGGGCGGTTTCGTCGCCTGGTTACGCTGCCGGTGGGAGTCCGTACCGCTATTTGAGGAGCGCAATTTCAGGTTGGCCTACGAACTCGACGACATCGAACTCACGACGGGGCCAGTGCTCTGGGTGTCGGACGCCCTTTCGCTCATCCCGGGTCAGGTCTCCACAGCCACCCACGCCCTACGAGAGATCCCCGGAGTTGAAGGTATCTGCGCCCATATCGGATTCGGCGCGCGCCCTGGCTGGGCACTGGAGTCTGTAGCTGATGAAACGACACTCCAACTTCCTTAGTGGATACTACCCCGGTACGCGCATTCGGCTGATCCGTGGTGGCTTCAGCGCAGGCGGCAGTTCTTCGAAGTCTTCTGCTAAAACCGACACACAGTGGCCAAGTGCCTTTGTTGGCGGGGCCTCACCCGTGGTCGGTGGGCCGCTCACGCTAGACCAACTCATGCGGAATCGGCCGACGAGCACCGGACTTTTCGGCCCAACAACGCCCGCGGCGGCGCCCGTAGCCCCAGCGCCGAGCGCGCCCGTCACACCGCAATTCACGACAGTAAACACGCCTTACGGCGACTTTACCATTCCAACCAACTATGGGACGCCGGCCGCAAGCCCGGACCTGTCGCAGCCAACGGGCGCTCCGGTGGACAACGGCATGGGCCTGGTCAACCGTCAGGGTCTGACAAACACCGGCATTGGCGCAACGCCGCAGACGTACACGCCACCCTCGATCAATGTTCCGAACGCTGCGGCGGCCACGGGCTCACTCAGCGAAGGCGACTGGAACGCTTACCGATCGGGGCTCTACGAACAGCAGTATCGTCCTGTGGCCCAAGAGACTGCGCGGCTCGGAGCCCAGCAGGATCGCTCCTTGCAGTCTCAGATCGCGGGTGCGGGGCTGGCGTCATCGGGTGCCGGCGTCGGACAGATGCAGCAGCAGCAGCAGAACCGCGAAGCGCAGTTGCAGAACCTGTCAGGCCAGGCGGCGACGAACGCTGCCGTACAGACGACGGGCCTGCAAGCGCAGGAACTGCAAGCCAATCTTGGGCGCGAACAGCAAGCTAACCTCGCGAACGCTTCGAACGTGCTCGCCGGAAACACGGCGAACGCATCGAACTATCTGGCCACCATGGGTCTCAACGAGCAGACTGCACAGCAAGGGCGCGCGTCCTTCCTGCAGTACCTCCAGATCGCCGAGCAGGATCTCAGCCGCATGGGGAAAGAGACGCTCGATTCGATAGCACTGGCCCTGGATTCCTGGCTGAAGCAGTACGCGACGCTGGCGGGTGCGGGGCAGGTGGCAACGAGTTCAGGCAAGGGCTCCGCCGGCCAGGCTGGCATCCTGACGTTTGGTGCGAGTCCAGCCCCCACCCAAAAGACCTAAGACGCCATGCCTGATCTCTTCTCACCTACTGACGTTCCTCTGCTCAACATCCTCTCGCGTGCAGGCGGAGCGCTCTTCAAGCCGAAGTTTGAGGACAAGTACGGTGAGGACATCAAAGCGCTCGACGGCATCCCAGACCCAGACGCACGCATGCAGAAGATTGCCGAAGTCGCAGACCGCGCCATGGCCGATGGCTACTCGTTGCCGGAACGCAAGCCACTGACCACACGCACCGATCAGATCATCGATGAGGCGCTGAAGCCGGGTACGTCGGACGCGATCATGCGGGCCGCTCGGTACACGCAGATGATGGGCCGTGTGCCGCAGGCTGGCAACAGCATGGGCGGGCTGAACACGATGGCGGAGATTTTACAGCGTGGCAGCGTCGCCAACTATAACGCCGGACCGAGAACGACTCAGGCGCTGACGGCGGCTGGTCGGAACGTCGAGCAGGCAGGCCAGGCCAAGGCTGGCGCTACGCGCAACTTCGCACAGGCTGGCCTCGCGGGCACTCGCGCAGCCGACATCCAAGCTACGCAGCCCGGTCGCATGGCGTTGACGGGCGAGCAGACCGACAAGGCCAATGCGGAGGCGCAACGGGCGTTGCAACCGCGTGAGCAGAAACCCTTCATCAAGACCTTCATCGAGAACGGCCAAAACGTCTACAAGCTGATCGACAATCAGGGCAACGTCGTTGACATCCCGGGCAATGCGGCGCTGTCGCAGAACGATTTGATGACGCAACTGCTGAGTAGCCTACAGGGTGGCGCGCCCAAGCCGCAGTCGCCCGCACCGGCGGCAGCCCCAACCGTTGCTGCGCCGGCGACCGCGCAAGGACTCGGGCAGAGTGTTCAAGGCCAACCAACGGCACAACCACAAGCCGCTCAGCTTTACCGAGATCCGCAAGGCAATCTACATCGCCGCACCGACCCGAACGCCCAGCCTCCTCCAGACTGGGTGCCCGTGAACTAAATGGCGGAGCCCGCCGGTTTCGAGGCGGTTGCCGCTCAATCCGCACCTGGCTTCGAGTTTGTTGCGCCCGCCGTCAAGGCCGGCCAATCGCCTATTCCCGTCCCCGGCTTTGAACTGGTCCAGCCGCAGACAGCGCAGCCACAGGAACCGCTGTTTCGCTACATACCCGACTTTAGCATGCTCGACGTTGCGCCAACCTCCGTGCCGGCACCGCGACCGCAGGAGCCACCTCCGCTTGATCCTGAAGCTGAGGCTGTGCGCCGGTCCCTGGCCGGCCAACCTTCGCTGACTTCAGACATGCGGCCGGGACTACAGGGGGACACCAGTTTGGTTGCACCGGGACACGAGCCGCTGACCACGCCGGCCAACGTGCTCCCCGCCCCCTACATGCAAGCGGCCCTCGAAGGCGGAGCCATGGGCATCGCTACAGGCGGCGCGCGCGCCGCCTGGCCAACGGCAATCGACATGGCGCTTGGGACAAAGGCTGCGGAACTCGCCGCGCCCGCAATCGAGCAAGCTATCCCCGGCGAAGGCATCCCGTCGCAGGTCGGCCGCGGCGTTGCCGAGACCGCAGTCATGATGCTCCCCGGCCTGGGACGGGTCAGCCTGGCGGAGATGCTACGGCGCCAGAAGCTACCTCCAGCAGCGCCAAGGCCGGAACCTCCGCCGCTGACCGAACCCTTTACCACCGCCCCACCGGCAGAGTTGGCCCCCGGCTGGCTGGAGGCGGGCCGACCGCCAGAACCGCCCCCGATCCCGGCGCGGCAAGCCCTCGCTGGCCTGCGGCAGCGTCCACCGGGCTTCGAAGCCCCAATACCGCAACCGGAACCTCCGCGTATCGCAGCGGCCGGCCCGATCGAAGGCGGGCAACGATTACTAGCCTCACCAATTCGCGAAAACGGCGCGCGCACCTCAATCGTGCTGGAAAATGGTACGGCGCTTGTCGGTGGGCAAAACCACGGGGAAACGTACAATGCTGCGATCGAAAGAGGGTTGGCGACGGAATCTGACCTAGCTGGCGCCTCTGCTGCCTTTACGCGGCCAGATGGCACCAGTTGGGACCTCCAAGGGAAGCCAGTAGGCACTCAAAAGGTCATCAATTTAGACGAGCACACCCCCCAGCCTACGGCGCGGGAGCGCTATGGCCTGCCGGAGGCTGGCACGATCAGACTCTACCGAGCGATGACCGCCGAGCAATACGCCGAGTGGCAGCGCACGGGAATCATCCAGCCGGGAGGCGCCGCACGCGCGTCCAGTCGGCGAGAGGTGGCAGAGTACTACGCGCGGGAACGCGGCCCCGGTGCGCGTGTCGCCGAGTTCGACGCAAACGTCGATGACATTCAAAGTGGCGGCAACGAGCCCGACTCGTATCGAATCCGCAGACCGATCACAACCCACAAGCCACCGTCCGCCGCGGCGCAGGCGCCGAGCGATCCCGCCCTCGTTGATCGAATTCAGTACTATCGCGACATCGGCTGGTCGGACGCACAGATCGGTCGCGAGTTCAGCATCTCCGAGGCACAGGTGCGTGAGACTTTACCATCGGTCGCCCCGCAGCCCGAAACGCCTACGAGCCACCGGGAGCCACGTTTGCCGGCGGGACTGCCCGTGGTGTCACCCGGGCCGCAAACGCCGCAGCTACCCCCTGTGGCGGCAGCGCCAGTGGCGGGAATGCCAGTGGCGGAACCGCGCGCCCGTGGGCAACGGTGGGTGGGGAAGAAAGAGGAGATCATCCGGGAGCCCGAGCGCTTCCAGTTCAAGGGCGATACGGATGTAGCCGGCATGGGCGCGGAGATGAAGGCTGCCCGTGCCTACAACCCGCAACTTGATCAAGGGCTCACCCTCTGGCGCGATCCGGCAGACGGCAACCTGCGAGTCATAAACGGCTTCAATCGGTTGGGGAAGGCGCATGAGTCCGGTTATGTCGGCAACCTCGAAGGCGACATCATCGATCTTACCGATGCCGCAGACGCGCGTGTATTCGGCGCCCTGGAGAACATCGCTCAGGGCCGCGGGACCGCACTCGACGCGGCAAAGATATTCCGCGACGCCAAGCTGACCACTGAGCAGATCGAGGCGCGCGGTGTGTCGCTCGAAGGCCGCAACGCTAAGCTCGGTCTTGGACTCGCCAACCTCGACGACGCCTTGTTCCGTAAGGTGGTGATTGGCGAGCTGTCAGAGAAGCAGGGCGCCATGATCGGCCGAGAACTCCCGGACCAGGCCGCACAACGCGGGCTCTGGCCGCACTTGGCTGAGGGCGAACTGACGGACGGGCAGCTCCGGTCGCTGATTGTGCAATCGCAACTCGCGCCAGTCGTTGCCGGCGAACAGGAAGGCTTCTCCTTCAACACGCCGCGGAACAAGAGCCTCGCCGTTCCCAAAGCCAAGGTCACTGACTACATCGACAGCCAACTCGCCACTGAGAAGCGTAGCTTTACCGCAGTCGGAAAGCAGAACGTGGCCGACATCCTGAGCCGCGGCGGAAACATCATCGAGACCGAGAGCAACCGCGCCCGAGCTTTGGGAGCTGCCCAACTCCGGGAGATGTTCGGCAAAGAGATCCGCCACTCCGGAGAGGTCAACGATTTGCTGAACGACGCAGCAAGGCGTATTGCCAGAGGAGAGGAGCCCAATGTCGTTTTCCCCGAAACCTATCGAGCCGTCCTCGATCAACTACGTGGTACGGCCGGAATCGATACCGAAGCTGCTGCAAGCGTTGGTCGATCGGGGGCTGGCGAAGTACCTCCCGCGCAAGAAGGACTCTTCGGAGCCCGCCCCGCCGGCAAAGCCACCGTCGCCGACATCCTGAAAGGCGAAAAGGGGGCCTTTGTCGTCCCCGGCGGCGAGTCGGCCAAGGCCTTCGTCGAGAAGGTGAAGAAGAGTGCCAGCAACGCGGCGCGCGTACTGAACCCCGCCGGCCGTGCCAGCGAGGAAAGCCTAAACTCCATCGTCGGTCGCAAGGGCGACGACATCGAGGCGGTCAGGTTCCAATACAATCAGGCTTCCAAGAACAACGAAGCGTTCTTCGACCGCATGATCGGGGCGGAGAAGCGCCGAGGCGGCAGCGGAACGGACTGGCTGCCAGACTATCTCAGCCGCGTATCGACCGGCCAGAAGCTACAGACCCCGGAGTTGCAGGCGATCGCCGACTTCCACCGTAAGGCCCTGGATGCGCAGCGGCTCGGTGAGGCACGAGCCCGTGGGCGTGTTGGCAAGGGCACGGTCTACATCGAAGACTACTTCCCTGGGTTGTTCAAGCAGCCGGGCGAGGCGGAACGGTGGCTGGGATCGCGGCGACCGATGCGCGGCACTGAGGGCTACAACGAAAAGAAGTTCTGGACTGACGTAGGGCTTGCAATGAAGCCCAAGTCTCAGGGCGGTGGTGGCCTCGAACCGATCTCGCCGAACCCTGAGGTCTTGGTGCGCACCCGCCTCGAAGACGGCCGGAAGGCGGTCTGGGCATATGACGTTATGGCTGACGGTCGGGAATCCGGACGCTGGACATGGGTAGGAGGCGAACGTGGCAAACTTCCCGACGGTAAGGCTTGGCTCGACGATGCCATCGCGCGAAAGTATTTCGCACCGGGACAGTTCGTGCCGGCAGGGGAATCCTCAGCCGGCGGCATCCCCATGCAGCCGCTGGCCGGCCGGTGGGCCGTAGACGAAGCCGAGGCGCTGATCCTCAACAACTCCCTCTCGCGCAACTGGATCATGGAGGAGCCCACGCTGCGGGGCGTGCTTCTGGCGAATGCAAAGCTCAACGGGCTACAGCTCGGCCTCTCTGGGTTTCATATGCAGAACGAAGCCTCTGAGGCGTTCGCCACCATGTGGGGGCAGACCCTCGCGCGTTTTGCCCGCGGCGTGCCATTGAAGGCCCTCAGCAGCCTAGTGCGCGTTCCTACGGCGCCGCTCGAATTCTTCATCCGTGGTACGCGAGCTTGGAATGACCCCATCCTCTACGAAGGGCCGATGTCCCCACTCCGTAATGGGATGCGGCTCGCACAGCCGGAGGGAACCTTTGCCCCCGGCTCGGCATGGGACAACTTCATGCGGGCCAGCCGCCGCATGGAGCTAGGACGGGCTCTTGTGAACCTGCCGGGTGCGATAATCGATCTCGCGCAAGCCCCGATCTTCAAATGGATGGTGCCCCGGATGAAGGCCGGCGCGTATCTGATTCAGTTGCAAGACGAGTTCGAGCGCAACGCCGCAGGTATCGCATCGGGGAAAATCAACCCGCGCACCTTGGCGCGCAAGCTGACTGAATCGATCGACAACCGCATGGGTCAGGTAAACTACGACAACTGGTTCTGGAACAACACATTCAAGAGCGCGATGCAGATCACGTTTCGTGCTGTCGGCTGGAATTTCGGTTTTGGGCGCTCGCTTAACCAGACAGGCAAGGACATCAAGGGGAATCTCTCCGCCCTGTTTCGTGGGGGTCCGTCTCCCGGTTTCACGCCAGACATGCAGTATTGGGCCGGTATGATCTTCGCCCAAGTCAGCGCCGCTGCGCTCTACCAGTACCTCCACACGGGGAAGGGCCTCGAATCACCCGAGGATGCGCTCTATCCCCGCAACGGTCAGATCGACGCACACGGCAACGAAATTAGGGTGCGGTTTGCGAACCCGCTCAAGGATCTCTATGGTTTCACGCGCGGCATCAGTGAGGGCAACCCGCTCATGTGGGCCAGCGGTGTCCGCGATACACTAGGCAACAAACTCGGCCCGGTCCCCGTGGAATTTGTGCGTGTGCTGCTTACCAACAAGGACTACTTCGGTGACTACATTAGGAACGAGAATGATCCAACCTTGAAGCAATTCGGCCAAGTCTTCGACTATCTGACGCAGGTCGCAACCCCGTTTTCGATTCAGCAGCGGAGCCGCATCAGCGAGGCGCCGGGTATCGGAGCCGCAATCGAGGCGTTCGCCGGCATCACAAAAGCACCCGGCGAAGTGATCACGAGTCCACTGGAGAAAGAAATCCGGGCCACTGGGCAAGAGGTCCACGGCACCCGCGGGCCCCGCACCCCGCAACAGAAGGCGCTCGACCGGCTGAAGGTAAAGGCGCGCGAGGGATTGAAGACCGCCGATACTGACCGGCCTAAAGCTGTCGAGGCCTTGAAAGCGTGGGTGGTGGAAGCCTCGAAGCAAGGTAGGCCAGTGACGGCGGCATCGTTGAACGACCTGCTCAAATCGAAAGGCAAGACGAACCTGCAGCGGCAATTCGAGTCGCTCCCCAAGAACGAACGGTTACGCATCGGGAAGGAGTTTGCGCAGCCATGATCGACCGCCCAACCCTCGAACTCCGCGCCGCCGCCTTCATGCTGGCATTCGTCGCCTGGCGCGAGGGCAGCAACCAACCGTTACTGGCACGGATCGCCATCATGTACTCGATCCTCAACCGGGTCGAGCGACCGAAATGGTGGGGGCGGTCGGTCCTCGAGGTCGTCTCGAAGCGCTGGCAATACTCCGCGATGACGGCGCCCAAGGACGTGAACCTGGTCCGCTGGCCACAGCCCGGCGATCCGAGCTGGTGGGAGACGTACCAGTGGGCGCACGCGGTGCAGGACAAGAGCGTGCAGAATCCGATGCCTGGGGCCGATAGCTACCACGACGAAACGGTCGCACCGTTCTGGACGGCGACTGCGCGATTCTGCGGCAAGCTCGGCAAAATGAGCTTTTACGACGTTGACCACGATTACGAGGCCCCATGACGAGACTGAACCAATTGAGGCGCTGGTGCGACGTGACTCTGACGGCGGTGCTGCTCATTATATGGCTGGCGTATTTCAGCGAGGCAACAGCCACCGAGAACACCAGCCTCATCAATCTCGGTGCCGGCTGGCAACTCGACAAGACCGTTTCCATTCAAGGTGCGCTAATCGGTCTGGGGCTATTGTGGCAGGTCGGCAAGTGGGGTAGACGCGGCGTGTCCCGGATACACGAGATGAGTGCGAACGCGGCCACCGTGCCGGAGATCAAGGACCGCCTCGACAGGATCGAGCGCATCATCACGAAACTCGCATGCGTCAAAAAGCGCGGCTGTGAGGACGATGACGAATCCTGCGAGGGCGCGCTGTGGGGCACGGAGTAATCAGGGACGCCGCCGCTTTGGCTCACTGGCCTTGATGATTACGCCCTCGGCCGGGCAGTGATCGTCGGCCGCCATCGGGTTCTGCGATTTGTCGCAGTGCCAGACCGTCACTACTGACGTGCCGCTGTCGAGGACGTAGAACGGCACGACGATCGTCGGGTTATCGCGTGCCGGCAGGCACACCATTGCGATCTTCAACTCCCCGGCGCGGTCGAGTGGCGGCGGCCCGGTGACAACCATGCAGCCGGTCGGCCCGGTCGCGTCGAGCGGATACAATGCCGATGGCGCATAGCGCAGGGTGACGAGCGCCCCTTGCAGCGAGTTGCCCCGCATCGTTACCGGGATCCGGATGGTCATTTGCACCACGGCCCGCATGGTAGTCGCGGCCTGGGCTCTACCGCAACCCACCGCCAGCAGCATCAGCGCGATGCATACCACTAGCGCCAGCCAGGCCAGGACGAATGCAAAAAGTTCGCGGTTCATTTTGTCATTCCTAAAGCCGCCATGAGTTGCTTGCCGATGAACTCGGTGTAGGTGGGCGGGATGGCCTGGATCAGTCGACGGTGACATCGGGCGCGAGGGCGGCACAGTAAGCGTGATCAAAATCCCATGCCGCTTCCTCTGGCGACACACCGAAGCCGACAACCCCATCCTGGATATTCTCACCGTACAGGGCACACCACCGATTGCCGTCGATAAACAACCGTGGCCGTAGTTGGATGAATGGTCGTCGCTGTTCGCACGCCGTCGCGTACATCTCGTTCCAATATGCCGATTCACTCATCGCAGGACCGCGCCAGGTGCCCGTGCTTGCAGTCGCGGGTGTTTATAGTGTCCATCATCCCTCCCTCACTCCCACGGTACATGCAGTGCCAGCCATCCCACACCTACGAGCCAAATGAGGGCGCAGAGGCGGATCGACGCGCGCCCCCACCAGGTGTCATCCCACCGTGGCGCCGGCGGCACGGGCGATAGCTTGGCGACGACACCAAAAACGGTCAACGGATATATCTCCCTCCCAGTCCGAAGGCCCCAGCGCCATGTAGTGTTCTGTACTGACGGACCAGATCACCACGTAGCCCATGGGCATCCGCCCGCAGTTGATGATTTGATCGCCGTCGTTCAGTTCCATTATCACGTCTCCTTCCGCGGCACCGTAGCGAGTACCGTCTACGACTCCCAACAGTCTGGGCAGAGCGGCCCAACATCGCCCACCACCAACGTATCGTCCTCACACCGCTCAGTCGGCTGATCGCAGAGACAACACAGTTGCCGTGTGCCGGGGTAGTCGTGGGCGTTCCAGCGTTCATGTTCCGCCTGAGACAGGGCGCGTCCTTCCTTCAGCACTGCGTTGATCTCCGCGACAAGCCGCTCTTTGATCTCGTTGTATGGTCCGTCAGCCATGTAAAGTTTCATGGTTTTCAACTCATCTACCGTGAACAGATCCCAGCGGCGTCGGTCTCCCAACCTGCCCCTATCAGTCGGATTCATCGCGGCACCGTGGCGCGTTTGTGCTGCGGTGTGAGTGCAGCGAATCGTTCGGCGAGCTGATGTAACCGCTCCGATGCACTCTTCCGGCTGAGAATCCACTCGTTGTCACGTTTCTCAGTCAGCGTTATGGCCAGCTCGTACAACGCTCGCCATAGGGCGTCTCTGTCTGCTGCCTTCATCGCGCCAGCCTCGGCGGTGCTGGGTAGCACGCGCGTACAATATCCGCGCAGCGCCGCAACGTAACGGCCCTTGCGTCGGCGTCGGCGGAGGCGGCGTAGGCGGCGGCTCGCACCTGCGCGAATGTCGTGCCGTTCTCCCGCCGCGCCCACTGTATCGCATCCAAGCACGCCCCCAGTTTTACTAGTTGCTCAGTCCAATGCGTTTGCATCACGTCTCCTTCCCCGGCACCGCGGAGAGGGCAGCGTCCACTCGCCGGATTATGTCAGCCCGCATCCCCGATGGCCCACTTTGCGCCATTCCCCGAATCTCGTGCAGTTCAGCAAAAAAACGAGCGGCGCGCCTGCTGACGATAGCCATCTCGGCGGTGAGGCGCGCAATTTCCACCTCCGCCGCGCTGGGGCCGATCTCTGCGAGCAGCATTCTGGCTTTATTCCTGACACCCACCATTCCCCGTTTTTCAGCCATCACGTCTCCTTCCCCCTCCTCACGACGGTCCCAGGTATCCCTTCCAAACGTATGAACCTTTTCCCGATAGCTGCCACACGGAAGTGGCCATGCTTTATTTCGACTACTTCTCCTATTCTCAGCACGCACGTCTTGCCATCATTGCTCAGCTCTACGGCGAGGGCTTCAGTGATCGAGTGCATGTGTCCGGTTACTGGATCTTGCATCACCTCTCCTTCCCCGGTGTCGCGGCGAGGGTGGCACGAAGGTCGCGCTCCAGTTGGGTCTCGGCTTTGTCCGCTATAAACGTACGGACGCCGAGTTCCTCCAAGCACCGCCGCAATAGCTTCGCGTCCCGCTCGATGCGGGCGAGAGCACGGCACCACACGCAGCGATCGATAGTACAAGATAAGTGCTTGTGGCTCAGTCGGCTCATATCCTGATCCGTCAGCACGTCGTCCATCACGTCTCCTTTCCCGGCACCATGGCGAGGGCAGCGTCGAGGTCGGAACGGCAGGCTTCATATGCCAACGCGTCCCGCAACAGTTTCCGGCACGCAGCCAACTCGGTGGTGAGAGCTGTGATGCGTTCCTCGACGCTTAGTGGCGCATCGTCGGGCAGTTGACGGACGACGTAGGCGCTGTCGAGTTGGGCATGAGAAGCCGCCAGTTCGGCGGTGAGGCGGACGTTCTCCTGTTCGCGTCTTAATTCCTCGCCGCACTTATCATCGTCGAGCTGCACGAGATCGCGGTAGTCGTTGTGCAACGTCGCCAGCTCTGTGGTGAGCCGGTCCCGCTCGTCTACCACGCGCATCATGTCGTGGTGTGCTTCGCGCGCGCGTTTTTCCCATTGTACGATGGACTCCTCATCGCGCAGGAGTGTGCGCTTCAATCTCGCTACGTCGTCCGTCAATTGTTCAATTTTGGCGGCAGGGCGCGTGTTGGCTAGCTCATATGCGAGCGCCTGCGCCTCTCGGTCCCCGAGCTGCTCTTTTAGGTCCTCGCACCGCTCTGCGAGGCCGTCACGCTCGGTCCGCAGGGACTCCAGCGCATCCTGCACCACGGACGCCGCGTTTTCCTCCGACCCTGGCGTCTCCACGTTAGGCAGGCGCAGGATCTCGTCCAGCATACCCTTTACCGCATCCCGATCGATACGTAACCGTTCGTTTTCTTCCAACGCTTCGTCACGCTCGGCACATGCGGCAACGTATTTCGCGTAGAGGTCGATGGCCATCACACCCCCCTCAGCAACGTCTGGCACCAGCATGGCTTACTATGCCGGCACTCGGATAACTCGGCGGCCGCCAGTGCCTTCCGTTCGTTCACCAGCCGCCCCAGCGTGGTGCGGTACAGGTCGCGCGCCAGCTCAGCGAGGCGGAGCTCGGTCCGCAGGATGGTGGCGTCGTCTGTCGTCTCTGCCAGCAACGCCTCGGCCAGGTTGATTTTTGCGCGGAGGTCCAGACACGTCGTGCGCAGTGTGTCGCGCTCGGAGGCTAGGTGAGCACAGGCTGTCATCGCCTCATCCCAGGAGTTCTGATATCGCGAGACTTCGAGACGCAGGGTGATGAGTTTGGCAGTCAGTTGCCGGCATTCCTCCCGCGTCGTGCCCAGTTCCTGTTGCATCGCGTCGTAATCGACTCGGCTGGCTGTCGCCCGTATTTGCGACGTGCTCTCCAGCTCGGCCACGCGGGCCTCGTAGGTGTCCACGAGATCGGTGGCAGACCAGCGGCCAGGACCCTCAGCTCGCAACGCTGCTACGTGATGTTCGAGTTGCTCCTGTGTCAGGACGCTCATGGTTGCCCCCGCTCCTGCAGCCGTCGGCCGAATTCGGCAATCAACAAGGCGTCAGCCAACCCCTCATGCACTTTGCGCGACCGCTCCGAAGCGCGCAGCTCGACATCAGGGAAGAGCCTCGACGCCGCGATCGCGGCGCGCTCTTTCGTGCTGCCGTGCTCAGTCCCGACCAACATTTCCTTCTGCCAGCGTTGCGGCGTGACGAGGGTGTACGGGATGCCGAGCCCGGCCAGGACGCCCTCGACGATGCCGAAGGCGCGGCCGAACTTGAAACTCGACGACACGCCCTGCTGCGGCATGGAGTGGACCTGCTCGAGGTACGCATGACACTCCACGCCGCGCCGTACATCGTCCCCGAAGCGCCGCAGCATGCGCGCCAGTGCTCCCGGGTCCACGACTCCCCGATTGGCGGCGCGGATAGAGGGCATCACCTCGAGGAACGGCGCGCCGAAATCGCCGATCGCCGCCACGCCCCCAGAAAGCCCCGGATCCACTCCAATGACGATCATCCTTCACCTATCACTCGCTCCAACAATACCCGTTCTCGTCATGCGAATAGATCCGATCAGTTGCGTGTGGTAGCGACGAGCCAGCAATCAGCACCCGTTGCTCACGGACGGTCTCTGCCTTGTAACCGGCAATTTTGAAGGCCAGCGGAAATGCGTTGTTGAGGATCGCGGCGAAAGTAAAATCCAGGTCGTCCCGAAAGGCCTCGCTACTGGCCAGTGTTACCATAGCAGAAGCCAATTCGCTGATGAGCTGCTCGACCTTCAGGCAGTCCGTTTCTATGATCATCTCGCCGTTACCGCCCTTGGAACGGTCTTTGTAGATGTTAATCATGGCGTTCTCACTGCATCCGTCAGTAGCTGCACCAGCTCGCGGACCTCGTCGAGGGTGAGCGTGCAGCACGAGCAGTCGCCTTCGCGGTCTTCGCAATGCAGCCGGACGGTACTCCCGTTGCGACGCTCGATGTCGAGCACGTCGCCGCTCGTCGGGATAAAGCGCTGAACCCTAGGAGACATCGGGCGCCTCCTCCTCCGTTTTCGGCTTGCGGTGCGCCGCTGCGTTCGGGCACGTCGCAAAGTGGCTGATCCACACCCTCGTGACCTTGCCATCAGCCGTCATGCCGCTCACGGGCTTGGCGTCGCAGATGCACGCGCGCCCCTTCTCTGAACGAATCCATATGATTTCCGCGCCGCAACTACGGCACGTCTGCATTGGTCCTGCCATCGTATCCTCCTTTCAGTATCGCGGCCGGCGGTGTTTCACTGGGCGCGGCGTCGGTGAGTGGCGCGTCTTCCGGCCGGTCAGCAAGCGACGGTTCGTGGGCGAGGTGGTTCGGGTCGATCGCGGGGTCAACCTCGCGCAGAAGTTGGGTGAGCACATGCCCCATCTGTCCGGCCCACACGTCGGGGATCATCGTGGCGCGTTTCTGCCAGTTCGGTTCGTCGACGCCCATCAGCAACCGGCCGAGTACAGCGCCGAGAGAATCGAGCGGGATGCGGTAGCCCCGCTGGTAAAACTTGAGGACTCGCAGCAACGATCCGCCCGCTTCCTCCTTGCGTGTGGGGGAACAGTAGACCAGGCGCCGGCCCGCCAAGTCGGCATAGAAATGCGGGTCGACCTTGCCCCAGAGCTGTTGGACGCCAGGCGGTTCTGGCTTGTCGAACCAGATCGCCGCACGGGCAATCGTAAAATCGAACGATGCGATTAGCTGCTCGATCACCTCGAACGTCCAACGGTGGATGAACTGCACCGGCAGCCCGCGGCCGCGGATCGTGTGAGCGTTCTCGGTGGTGTAGGGTTTGTGACCGCGCTTCACGGCGAGCAAGTCGGCGAACAGTTGCGCATCGGCCGGCGTTTGAGTGAAGACGTCCACGTCATTGACCGGCTCACGCGCAATGCACGCACGAATGAATCCGCCGGCTACCACCAATCGGGGGCCCGCCGTTTGCATTAATTCCATCAAGTCACGCGGCAAGCGCGCGTGGCACCAGTACAGGTCATGAGACGTTAGGTTAGCCATCAGCGCCCGGCTCCAAAGCCGCCTCCATCTTCGCGGCGATCTCGTTGTCCGTGAGCGCATCCAGCTTCCAGATCTCCGCGTTGGTGATCTCCGAACTGCGCTTCACATCGTGGCCGAGTAGGAGCCGCAAGAGATCCTTGGACGCCCAGCCCGCCTTTTCCGCTGCGGTCATGATCCGCGCGACGCTCGCAGTCCGCGCCTTCGGATCAGTGAGTGCGCTCCGGGCTGCGCTCGCTGGCGCTGCTGCCCCCGGAGCTTTCGTCGCGGTCGCCGCCGGTGTTGCGCTACTCACCGGACCCGGCGCCGCGCCTGCCGCATACTTCGCAAATCGCTGGCCGGTCCCAACGGAGATCGGCTGGTTGTCGATGAAAATTGTTCGCATCTCGCGTGCTACCAGCGTTTTGTCATCGCCGGCTCGCGGCTTCGTACAGTGAAAACGGTGCTGTTCGTCGAGCCAGCCATGCACCATCATCTCAAACAGAATGTCCTCCGACTGTTTGGGCGTCGGCTCGTACTGGTTACGAACCCAATCGCCGAGCTTTGGGACTGGTTCGTTGCGCGCCTTCGCCAGCTCCTGATATTCCCGGTCGACGATCATCATCGTGTACTTGGCGCGCATGCAGACGATGATCAACTGGATCGGGCTAGCGAGCAGGCGCAGCGTGAACTCGCGTTCGTGCGTCATCTTCGGCTCGGTCCAGATGCGATTCTTGGACATGCCGGCCTTTTCGTTGAGCGCCGCTTTCGCCAGCACACCACCCGGTCCCTGCCACTCGTGGGAGGCACTATCGATGATACCGACGCGCACACCGGCCTTTTCGAGCGCCGCAATGGCCTCGCCGTACTCTTCTGACGAGAACGATTCACGTAGCGACACAACGCCGTACCCGCCGACAACGGGATCGCTGGCGTACATCTCGCCGCGGCCGCCCTCAGTTTCCAACATCCCGACCTGTGTCATGTCGTCAACAAACCCCTTGGCGAGAAGGAGCGCGCTGAAGGTTTTGCCGCAACCTGACTCTGAATACAGGCCCACCAGATTTTTAGCCTCGCTGGTGACGGCGGGGCGGAATTCGTAGCTCATGCTGATGCCGTCGCCGCCTCGGGCACCGGATCCACCGCGTCAAGCGTGGCCTGGTCCGGCTCGACCTGCGCTCTGAACAGATCGTAGACGTACTGCGCAGAGACCCCCGTGATCGCCTGCCCCCGGGCCGTCTCGGATTCGGCCCACCATAGACGCCAGGTCAGTTCTTTTCCGCCAGTTCGATGAGTCCAGTATGAGACCTCCACGTTGACGCTCAGCATCGGGTGCGTCGCACGCAGCTCCTCGACCTGTTCAACCAGTTGTTTGTATGTCATTCCGCTTTCCTTCTTGCATTGCATCTGGGATGAAAAGTTGCCCTCGCGTAGAACACCAGGTTTTCCGGTGCATCGTATGTTTTGCATGCGTTGCAACTGCGCCAGTTGGCATGTCCGCAAGCGCGCAGGGCTCGCGATCGTTGATGCAACAGCGTATGGTACCCTCGACTCTCACAGGCGACGAGATTCCCTGGCCGGTCGCCTGACCTATCTCCATCAACATGATGCACCTCGGCCCCGCCTGGAAGTCGCTTGCCCAAGGCCGCTTCGACGATCACAACTGACCGCCTGACCCTCTCGCCGTTGCGAGTCAGTCGCCAGTAGCCGCTGCTATCAGGGCTTCCCTCCCCGGCGGACCGGATGCTCTTCTTGAATGGATCTCCATAATGCTGCCATCTCCAATCGTGCAACCGACATCGACCTTTCGCATGCACGGGTCGCACGCAATCTTCGACAGCACAGTGGCGATTCGGATCACGGTGAATTTTCCACCAATGAAGGTAGTGCGTATGACACCAGCCGCGGGCGTCCACGGGACGCGAACAGTTTTCAACGGAACAGTGAAGATTGTTAGGCATCACGCAACTCCCGTTCCATCATCTGTGCTTCCCAGTATGCCGGGCAGTCGCACCACGCGATGCGCTCGGGGTATCCAGGAAAGTGCCCCGTCGCCAAGCACGTTGCCCACTGAGCCTGCGCCTCTCTGACCTGCCTCTCGGCTAATGCGAGCCACGCCGGCTTGAGGCCCACCATCGAGAGCGCATATGGCGGCTCCACCTCGAGCACGAGCAGGACGAATTGTGGGACGACGCCCGAGAGCACCTGGACGCCGCGATGATAAAACGCCCCTTGGATGTCATAGCCCATGTCGAGGATACGGCGCACGCAGGCGCCCGGCGCTGCGCTGCCTTCGGTACACTTCAGGTCGACGATCAACTTGCGGTCGGTGCTCAGGAAGTCCAGCCGGCTCCGGCACCAGATGCCGCCGTGCTCCGGCTCCTGCCAGAGCGCGGAGAGTTCGGCGTCGCCGTCCTGGAACACGTCCGCAAGCTCGGTGCCCTTGAGCTGGGCGCGCACGGCCTCGACGATGGTCCGCACCTCGTCGGCGTCCTTGGCGAGCAGTGGAATCTCTCCGCACTGTCGGGCCTCGTCGCGCATGGTCTTCGCATCCTTGGTGCGCCAGTCGTCTGCGTGCACGATCACGAGCCCGGTTTCCGTCCCTTCCAGCAGCAGCTTATGGATCGCGCTGCCGCGGTCCATGCCCTTTGTGGGCTCGGACGGCGCCCACGCTGGGTTCAGCTTCGGGTGGGCGAACCAGGCGTGCTTCGGACTCCGCGAGAGCAGGACGTGTGCAATCGACGCTGACAAACTCGGCTCGTCGCACGGATCCGCATGATACTCGGCCTCCGGGATCTTGTGGAAGCCGGCGATCATCGCGCCATCTCCATCATCCGGCCGAGCACGGCGGCGATTGCATCGCCCAAATGCGCGGGAACTGGGCCAGGGTTTGCAATCTCGGCCGCGGCCCGCAGCATGGCCGCCGGCGAGAAGTACGAGACCCCGTTGGTCAATCGCACGATCCCCGGCGCGATCAGCTCGCCCGAGACGTGATCCGGCTGCGGGTGATAGGCATTGGCTCGAGCGGCATCAATGGTGCGCTGGTTGTAGGTGAGCGGTTTGGTGTAGGCCGTGAGTTCCCCTTTCATCGGCGTGCTCATGGCGTCACGCCCGCCAGCGTCGCCACGGCCACCAGGCCGAGCCACAGTACCACGCCGGCGCACAAGGCGAGCACCGCGCCCACCGTCGCCGGCAGCAGTTCGTCTATTGCGTTCATTGTTGCATTCCCTCTCTTAACTGCCGTAGCCGTCGCCGTCGCCGTCGCCGTCGCCGGAGCCGGAGCCGTCGCCGTAGCCGTCGCCGTAGCCGGAGCCGGAGCCGGAGCCGGAGCCGGAGCCGTCGCCGTAGCCGGAGCCGTCGCCGTAGCCGTCGCCGTAGCCGGAGCCGGAGCCGGAGCCGGAGCCGGAGCCGTCGCCGTAGCCGGAGCCGTCGCCGTAGCCGTCGCCGTAG